GGATGGAACAGCCTGTAGTGGTGTTATTATAGAAAGAATCTGGTGGCAGTGCATTGGCATGAAGGTTCAGATTTTTTGGGATGCATCCTCAGATCAGTTTTGCATTGAGCTTGGTGAGAATCAGAGCGGCAATCATGACTATACTGTTTTCGGTGGCCTAACCAATAACGCAGGTTCTGGCGTTACTGGAGACATTAACTTTACAACAGTAGGTCATACGTCTGCAGATACTTACACTATAATTCTTCATATGAGAAAGAAGTACGGATAGGTTTTAGATGGCTATTAAAGACCCTCGTCTAGCAAGAGCGGGAGTGTCTGGGTTTAACAAGCCCAAGCGCACCCCCAATCATCCTAAAAAATCACACATAGTTGTGGCAAAAGAGGGTGATAAAATTAAAACTATTCGGTTTGGACAGCAGGGGGTAAAGACCAATCAGACAGTTGGTCAGCGTAAGGCCTTTAAGTCTAGACACGCAAAGAACATTTCTAAGGGTAAAATGTCTGCTGCGTATTGGGCGGACAAGGCTAAGTGGAGTCCTAGCAAAACTAAGTCTAAATCTACTAAGTGGAAAAAAGGATCATAAATTGATTTCTCGTTCTCAAATGGGTAGCCAGATGATAGGTAATAAGATGGTTAAAAAAATGAAAAAAGGTGGGGATTTAATGCCAAACGCATCTGACATTCAATCTTTAATGGAGATGATGGGCCCAGTAAAAAAGGGCGCTGGTGGAATCCCAGTTGTTCAAGCTCTTGGTAACATACAGATTGGTGGCAAAAGGATGTCATCAGGTGGTAAGGTTTCAAGTAGAGGCGATGGGATTGCTAGAAAAGGCCGCACTCGTGGCAGATTTTGTTAATAGGGGATTTTAGATATGAGGTCAAATAAACCTGCAGTACGCAGTCAGAAAGCGCGTCAACGTGGCATGCGGAAGAGAGTTGGCAAGCGTGGCAATAAAATTGCTAAAGCTAGCAAAAGTATTAATCCGATAGGCCTCCGCGAAATAGCGGACCTCGAAAAAATTCAGAGTCCGGGGAGAGGTAGAAAACCTGTCCCTATGCCAATTGGTAGACCAAGGGGTGGAAGAAAACCTGTCCCTATGCCAATCGATGTCCCTATGCCAATCGATAGACCAAGGAGAGGTAGAAAACCTGTCCCTATGCCAATCGATAGGCCAAGGAAAGGTAGAAAACCTGTTCCGATGCCAATTGAGGTAGGCCCAAAGACTAGCATTCCAACTCCTGTTCGTGGTAGGGGCGGTCGAAAAAATAGAATGCCAGCTCCTATTGGTGGCGGCGGTGGCCCAAAGACTAGCATGCCAACCCCTGTTCGTGGCGGAGGTGGTGCTCCTATGGGGTCTTCTGGTCGTGGAAAAGGTGGCGGAGTTCCAGCTCCAACGGACCTATCTCAGCAAATATCCAACGCGGATATGGGCGGAATGCGGCGCATGAAGGGTGGTGGTTACTTGAAAAAGAACATCAATGGTAAAGCAGCTCGCGGGAAAACAAAGGGGCGCTATGTTTAAGAAGCCGAGTGGAGATGATCTTAAAGACCTTACCGTCATTCGTATGAGTGGCGGTGGGTCTGTTAAGGGTAAGAGTCGTGTTAACGAAGCTGGAAACTACACTAAGCCGACCATGAGAAAGAAGTTGTTTAACCAAATAAAGTCTGGTGGCAAGGGCGGCAAGCCGGGGCAGTGGTCAGCAAGGAAGGCTCAGATGTTGGCTCAAAGGTATAAGAAGTCCGGTGGAGGTTATAAGGACTAATGGCCCTCAAGAAGTCACAGAAAAGCTTAAAGAGCTGGACAAAGCAGAAGTGGCGAACCAAAAGTGGAAAGCCGTCTACACAAGGCTCTAAGGCTACTGGTGAACGATATCTACCCGCTAAGGCTATCAAGTCTCTTAGCGCTAAGGAGTATGCAGCCACATCAAAAGCAAAACGACAAGGCACTAAAGCTGGAAAACAACATGTGGCTCAGCCTAAAAAGATTGCAAAAAAAGTAAAAGTGCATAGGAAGAAATAGATGGCTGTAGTTACACCAGATTTATCAGAACTATTTGAAGAAGCATATGAACGTGTTGGGCTGGAAATGCGTTCTGGGTATGATCTGCGCACAGCAAGACGCAGTCTTAATCTTTTAACATTGGAGTGGCAGAATCGTGGTCTTAATCTCTTCACTATTGAATCGGGTACGCTCGCTATTACAGCGGGTACGGAAACTTATACCCTCCCGTCAGAAACAATCGACATCATCGAACATCAAATCCGCACAGGAACAGGCATCAACCAAACGGACACGAACCTCGAAAGGGTCAGCGTCTCAACCTACGCGCAGCAAAGCAACAAAAACACGCAAGGTAGGCCGACCCAAATCTACGTCCAAAGGCTCGCGTCAGAAACAAAAGTAACACTTTGGCCTGTCCCTGACAGTACTCAAACTTATACGCTTTCGTATTATAGGCTGAAAGGTATTGACGGACTTTCTTCTGGCATTGCTGGGAGTGCTTCAATCCCACCAAGATTTATACCCGCACTAGCTTCAGGCATGGCATACTACATTGCCATGAAGAAAAATCCTCAATCAGCAGCGGGATTAAAGCAAGAGTATGAGTTCCAGTTTGAGCTTGCTGCAGGTGAAGACACAGAGACGGCATCAATTAAGTTTGTGCCGTATGATACATTTATGTTGGGTGGATAATGTCATACGCTAAAGGTAAATATGCATTTGGGTTTTGCGACAAGACGGGATTTCGATACCTTTTAAAAGACCTTGTTGACGAATATAGAGATGGAGTCAGAACAGGATTTCGTGTCGGTAAGGATGTAGTTGACCCTGATCAGCCCCAGAATTTTTTAGGGCGAGTAAAAATAAATGACCCTCAGTCCCTTAGAAACCCAAGACCTGACACTTCTTTACTTGAGAGCCGTCAGTTGTTTGGATGGAATCCCGTTGGAAATTCCGCACAATATATGATAACATCTGTTGGAAGGGTCACTGTGACCATATCTTAGGAGACTAAAATGCGCATGAAGAAAAAAGGCTACTCTAAGGGTGGCAAGCTTAAAATGACAACAAAGAATGGGAAAAAGGTTCCATTCTTTGCTGCTGATGGAAAAGGTAAAATGAGTTCTGGTGGTGCAGTTAAAAAGACTGCAGTTAAAAAGACTGCAGCTAAAAAAGTTGTCAAAAAGAAAATGGGCGGCGGTTCAATGAAAAAGAAGGGATACGCCAAGGGAGGCAAGGTCACTCGGAAACTGAGCGGCGGTGATCTTCTCGGTACGATTAGTCCTGCGTATGGTATGCTCAAAGGCAAAGGTGCTTTTGGTAAGATATCAGCGATGGGTGGTGGCTTGTTGGGCGCTGCTGCCGCTATACGTGAAGATGCAAAGAAAAAAGAAAAAGATGCCAAAAACATTGGCGGCAAGAAGCCAGCAGGTACGAAACCTACTGGTATGAAAGCTGGTGGTTCAATGAAGAAAAAGGGCTATGCCAAGGGCGGTTCAATGAAGAAAAAGGGCTATGCTAAAGGTGGTGTGGTCAAGAAGTCTTCTGGTGGCGTTGCTCGTGGTGGTGGCGCAGCTAAGCGTGGCCTTCGTTACACTCGTTCAGGATAAAAGGTTCAATTGAACTTATGCCATACTTGCAAAGCAACATACCTCACTTCAAGTGCTGGGTAAGGCGTGAATACACTTGCAACCATGAAAAATATCATGGGGAGTTTTTGCATGCTATGGCTATTGCTGTAACAACCATGCCGAATAGATGCTTGAGTTTTCAGGTTGTCTTCACTGGTTCTGAATCTGATGATGTCTCTGATGAAAACGTGCATGGTGGGGCGATGTGGGCAAGAATGCCGATCACTGCTCTTGTTGCAGATGAGCCCTTAGCAGATTGGCCTATACCCATGGCGGTGCATGATGCTCAGCCATGGGACTGCTCCTCTTACAATCATGCGGTATATACTCTTGATAGGGCAACTCCGTGTCCTTGGATGGCAAAGATTGATGGAGAAATGATTCCTGCTAAATATTTATTTACTGTTGATTATACAGATAGTGAAATAGCGGATGATCCAGCCCAACACAAACAAAGTCATGTTTTGCAGTTGCTAGGATCAGAAAAGTGGGTGGGAAATATTGTTGCTTTACCTAACAATAGAGTGCGAGTAACGCACCCAGCGTGGTTTGAGACTGGCACTGGCGCTCCAGATTTTAAGCCATCTCAGCATATCCACTATTCCAAGTCAGACCTTGACTATACATTGGATGTAAATCGAATATTCGATAACCTTTATAGTGAGGGCAAAGAATGAATTATACTGAGTTAACGCAATCAATTCAGGATTATACAGAAAATCAAGAAACAACTTTTGTTTCCTTAATCCCTACTTTTGTCAGGCAAGCAGAGCAAAGAATTTTCCGCACTGTGACGATACCTGAGTTAAGAAAAAATGTTACTGGGGCTGTATCATCTGGAAACCAATACCTAGCGCGACCTGATGATTTTCTATCTGTTCTCTCTTTGGCTGTTGTGGATGGTTCTGGAAATTACAGTTACCTTTTAGACAAAGATGTAAACTTTGTTCGTGAGGCATATCCCTTGCTGTCTACTCAAGGACTGCCAAAGTATTACGGCTTATTTGATGGTGATGTTTTTTCTGGAGGTTCAGAAACTAGTTTTGGAAATTTTATACTGGGGCCAACTCCAGATAGTAATTACGTAGTAGAGCTGCACTATTATTATGACCCACCGTCTATTGTTAGCTCTGGAGAATCTTGGTTGGGAGAAAATGCGGACACAGTTTTATTATATGGTTCTTTAATTGAAGCTTATACCTTTATGAAGGGAGAGCCAGATATGATGAGTCAATATAATAGCAGGTATAAAGAAGCCCTGCAGGAGCTTTCTGTAATTGATGCAAAAACAAAAAGAGACAACTATCGGGATGGGGAGCCCAGACAAGAATGATGAACGCTATGTCAATGGGAGACTTTCAAGTAAGAGTAGAGTCCACAAAAAACAGGGGGTTTACTCCTGAAGAAATTTCAATCAGGTGCGTAGATAAGATCGTTTCTGTTTCGGAAAACTCTCATCCTGAAATACAAGAGCAAGCTAAAGCTTTTAAACATCAGGTCGCTAATGTTGTTAAATTTTATCTTACTGAAGCGGTAAAGAGTGATAGAACTACAATATTCAATGCTCTTATGGATGCTGGTCATCCAGAGCTTGCAGAACTTATAAGGAGACTTTGATATGGCCTTTTCTGGCAACTTTATGTGTACGAGCTTTAAGAAGGAACTTCTTGAAGCAGTGCATAACTTTAAAAACTCAGGGGGCAGTACTTTTAAAATTGCTCTTTACACCAACAGCGCTTCGTTCAACGCAGCAACTACTGCCTATACCACTTCAAACGAGGTGACAGGAACAGGGTATACGGCTGGCGGAAACACTCTAACACGAGTGGACCCAACCAGTTCTGGAACTACAGCGCTCACAGATTTTGCGGACACAACGTGGTCTTCCTCAACCATTACAGCCCGTGGGGCTATGATCTACAACGACTCGGCGTCAGGTGATCCAGCAGTTGTTATTCTGGATTTTGGTGCAGATAAAACTTCTACCAACGGTGATTTTACAGTTGTGTTCCCAACAGCGGATGCTTCTAACGCGATTATTCGGATAGCCTAATGACAGATGTCATCGTCCCTTTTTCAGGCTGGGGCCGAGGGACGTGGGGTCAACTTGCCTTTGGCGAAGACTCTATTACGAACGTTGGTGCAATCGGACAGATTGACTCGGTAACAGTCACTGCGGGGGCAAGTACCCCTGTAACTGGTCTTGAGGCAACAGGGGCTGTTAGCGGAGTTGCTGTTGTTGCGGAGGCTAATGTTAGCCCGGCTGGCGTTTCGAGTTCTGGTGATGTTGGTTCTGTAAACATCGTTGAAGGCGCAGGAGTTACCGTAAACGTTACTGGCGTTGGGGGCACAGGTTCTGTTGGGTCTGTAAGCACAGAAGCCTCTTCTGTTGTTCCTGTTACTGGCGTTGTGGGTACGGGTTCTGTTGGTTCAGTTACTGTTGAGGTTGGCGTCTTGACAGTAGTGACTGGTCTTGCAGCTACAGGTTCCGTTGGTTCTGTTACAGTTACAGCAAATGCAAATGTCGAGCCTTCTGGTATAGCCGCAACAGGCCAAGTTGGCTCTGCGGATGTCGGCGTATTTGTCACGGTAAACGTCACTGGAGTTTTGGGAACAGGTCAGGTAGGCGCTGTAGAGGCCCAAGCAAGCTCTACTGCCTCGGTTACGGGTTTATCCTCAACGGGAGAAGTTGGTTCTGTTCTTGTTTGGGGGCGTATTGTTCCAAATCAAAATCCAAGCTATACTCCGATTACAACATCTTCTACCTCAGCATGGAGCGACGTAACGCCGTCTCAAACTCCAAACTGGGATGACATAGCAGCATAGGACAATAACATGGCAAGTACATATACGTTAAATAACGGTATCGAACTCATAGGCACAGGTGAACAGTCTGGTACATGGGGCGATACAACGAACACAAACTTTGAGTTGTTGGACACTTCTCTTGACGGACAAGTTTCCGTAACGTTAAGCGCCACGGGATCGACAGGTTCCCCAAACACACTTCCAGTTAGCGATGGCGCAGCTTCTAACGGGCGCAATCGATTAGTTATTTTTGGGGATAGCGGGGATATCGGCGGCACAGTATATGTGCAGCTTACCCCAAATGACGCTGAAAAGATTATCTATGTGCGTAATAACCTATCTGGTTCTCGCAGCATTTTGCTGTTTCAAGGCACATATAACTCAAGCAATGACTATGAAGTTCCAGCGGGGACGACTGCGGTTGTGTTCTTTAATGGCGCAGGAACTGGCGCAGTTGCTGCGAACGTATTTAACAACGCTCACTTTGATGGTTTAAA